ATATTAGCCTAACAATTTTTGTGTTAGCTCTTTTAAACGTGCAACTTCTGCGCTCTCGGCAATGACTTCTGTTTTAGGTTCTACAGATTCTTTAGCACGTAATTTTTTTAATACTGCACCTGCAATCTTTTCGCCTTTTTCACCACCACCTGCTTTCTTAGCAATCTTAGCAAAGTTCTTGCCTGGCTTGCCAATGTCTTTACCGGCGGCAGCTTTCTTAGCACTATAGTCGCCTGTTGAACCTTCTTTGACTTCTTTTGCTTTTTTACCGGCACGTAAGTCTGCTAGATCATCTGCTTCGATATCATCATCGTTGTCGACATCTAGTTTATGTTGATCGCCTTTTAAAGCTTCTTTAACTTTCTTGTCATCTTTCTTTTTCTTGCCGCCCATTTCGTCTTTACCTAAGCGACCAGCAATAACATCACCGCGTGTAACTTTGTCGTATGGTTTGGCATTGTTAGCTAAGTTGCCGTCATTACCTTCGTATACACCTTGACCATACATTTCGTCAACTGCTTCTTCTTTCTTACCAAACTTTTCGCCACCTTTCATGCCCCAGGTGTTGCCCTTGTGCTTAGGTAGTTTGATTTCTTTTTCTTTATCGGCTTTCTTTTCAGCAGATGATTTTTGTTTAACTTTGCTTGGCGGCTCACCGTGCTCTTCGTCACTGTGGCTAGTGTTCTTGTGAACTACACCGGTATCAGTTTTAGTAGCTACACCAGTGCGTGTCTTGAATGTAGAACCACTTTTTGCACCTGCTTCAAACCCTTCGTCGGTTTCTTTTTCTGCGTCTTTTTCTAAAGCATCTGGAATACCATTTTTGTTCTTATCAACACGACGAATAGCCGCAGCCATTGCTTTTGCTTTGGTATTATATGCACGAACTTTTGCTTTTAGTTCTTCTGGAATTTCTTTTTCAACTACACCAGAACCGCCACACATTTCACATGTGCATGAATGCCCTTCATTAACTTGCTTACCAGTAATCTTATCTGCTTGTGCTTTTTTCAATTCTGCAATTTTTGCCTTTGCTTCTAGCAACTTATTCTTTAGTTCAGATTTAGCACCTTCAGCAACCATTTCAGCAGAATCTAATTGATGAGCGTACTCAGTAAACTTCATTTCATATTCTAAGTAGTGATATACACTAGCAATATAATCAGCTGCCTTAGTAACTTTAGCTTGCACCCAAGACTCTAATTGTGCGTTATCATCTAATTGCTTGAACAGTTTTAAAGAGTAATTTGCTAGTTTGTAAAGATCAGCTCTGGCCATCGCTCCTTCGCGATCGTTAGCTGCCTCAGCGCCTGCGCTGTGAGCTGCTGGATTTGTCATATCTGGTTGCATGTCGTGCATGGTAAGAACTCCGTAATTTTATAATATATTTATCGTTTTACTGCGCCGCCACCGAATATATTATTAGGCATATCTAAGGCGTTTTTAGCAGTACCGTCTGGGTTTTTCTTTTGTACAGTTTTAGGAACTTTGGGTGCTTTTGTTCCTGATTGACCGGGGCTACCTGTATAGCTTTTATTACCCCTGTCTTTTCCTATTGCTAGGTGCGGGCTTGTTACTGTAGCAATATTACCGGCACTTGTAGAACCTGCTGTAGCAGTCTCACCTAACACTTTTTTAGCACGTTCTAGTTCATGGATTTTAGCACTAATACGATTATACTCATCGTGTGCTTGACTATAAGTGTTTCTAGCACCATATTGATAATCATGATAAGCACGTTTAAGAGCAGGTTGTAGTTTTGCAATTTCGGCATCAATATCGACGCCTGCATACTTGTCACGAATTGCTTGCTCGCGCTCTGCGGCATCTTTAGCATTTTTTTCAGCCCAGTATTTGTCAACACGGGTTTTATGTCTTGCTAGCCCCTTCTCACGACGTTTTGCCTTGGCAAGATTCTTTTCACGTTCTTCTGGACTTGCCGCAAATGCTGAACCCATCTGTGATAAGGCTTTGTCCATTTGAGCCTTTTTAGCATAGTCTCCAAAACCTTTTAGACTAACTTCGCTTAATATTTCTGTAACTTTCATTTTCTGCCCCTAAATTCTGCTGGAAATCCTAACCAGTACGGACGACTAAACCATAATTTAAACCATTCTAAATCACCAGGCCTAATATTTTTTTCTCGTTGTATCTGAGCTTTTTCTGTACCAGTTACACTGATGTTACTGCCCTGATATTCAACAAGTCCTTTATACTGGTTAATACCTGCTAATCTTTTAAGTTGGTCTAGATCATCCATTTTATTTTAATGTTGCTCTCAACATCCAACTGTGTTTCTTATGTGCATCTTGACGTTCTGCTAAGAAGTTGCTTAGTCCATGGTCGCCAGCTTCTTCTGCCATGACAAATACCATTTTAAAAATGTTAGCCATCTTTTCGCTATCTTGCAATAGCTCAGAGACCATAACACCTTCTGGCATGCCTTCTTCGTTTTCGTCTTCAACTTTTGTTAGCATACTAAATTTTTGTAAACTAGCTGGAGTGTATAATTCAAGAGCTCTTAATTGTTCAGCAAATGTATCTATACTTCCGTATACTTCTTCGTAAATTTTTTCAAACAATGCATGTAGTTGAGGGAAACTAGACCCTTCAACGTTCCAATGAAAGTTTTGTGCCTTAAGAGCAAATGCATATTCGCTAGCAAATGCTGTCTTTAGGGCTAAATGATATTTAGGATTCATAATTAAACACCGTACTTATTTTTCTTTATTTTTGCAACTGCACTGGTTTTATTAACATCGGCTACTTCTTTGCTCCTGTCACCGCTCCAGTTTTGAATACTTCCTGCACCAACCTGCGCCGCTGCCTTTTTAATCATGTCAAACTCTTCTTTAGTGTAAGTCGATAATAAAGGATCTCCAGCTAACCAACTATCGGCCTCCATCTCTGTAGGGTATGTTGGTGCACCTGCAAGTGCTAATCCAAATCTCCAACTAGTATATGCAGATCCCGAAGACATGTTTAGTCCAGGGAGTGTGCTAGCATTTTTCATCGCTGCCTTTTGAGTTTTATCCATAGGCTTCATTTTGCCTTTGGTTTTAAAACCTGCACCGGATGTATTCTCAGATATTTCTTGATGCTTTTCTGCTAACTTAAATGCTTTTAAATTTTTCTTTGGAGTACTAGCATTTACATCAGCTGTAGTATTTTGCTTAGTAATAGTGCCAACACCAAACTCTTCAGTTGCTGATACTTCTTTTTTCTTTTTAACTTTTTCAGGAAATTGTTTTAAGAAATGTGCTACAAGGTCAAAGAATCTTACATTCTTACCGTTATATTTTATTGGGGTATCTGCTGGTACACCTGCGGCTTCGCTAAACTCTTCTCTATCGCCTGCACGAACTGCCGCACGTAATTTTGTTGCAGAACTCAAACGTGGTGTAGGTACTTGTTCAATACTAGCAAATTTGTAGTAGCCGTGACTTCCTTCTTTACCATTATATTTTTGCAATGCACTTGCTAACCATGCTTCGTCTGTGCATACTTTTAAATCTACAGATTCGCCGTATTTTCCATATACTTTAGAAACTAATGTGAATAAATTTGTTTCTGGAATAACATGTCCAGCAACTTCTGGCCATATTGCTTCCATTGCTAATAACTTTGCGTCATATGGTAACGGATCATCTGCACCTTGTGTGTTTTGATTAGTGCCAACATAAAAATGATCAAACTGTGCGGCAGTTTCCCAAGCGGCCCTGTGTCCCTTGTGCGGAGGATTAAAACGACCAAAGCACACGCCCACAGTCGTTGAAGCCTGTCTCGGATTTTCAAATAACTCTCTTAGTTTCATGCTGTTAAAGCTCCTGGCGCCCAAGTAGTTGGAACAATCTTTATATTACCATATTTATGCTGTTTCTGGGCATAGCGAACATGCCCTTCGCCGTGTGTATCCCATATTTCTTTTTTAGGTTGTTGCCTAATAGCCGCATCAACTTCGTCCTTCATATTTCTAATGCCTTTGATTAGAAAGAACATAGCGTCTAAACCGCCTGGATGTTGTTGTATCATATTAATAATATGCTGTTGCTTTTTTTGACTTACACCCTTAGTCTGCATCCAATCTAAAAATGTTTTGCCACTAATGCTGCCAAAGTCTTGTTTACCAGCGGCATGCAAGTTGCTCATCTGATTAAAGAACGGGTAAAATATACCATTCTTATCTGGATCAGGCAAACTATTAATAAAATTATCAACGGTTGCTCCGTGCTGAGAAACATATTCTATCATAGAATCTACAGACGATGTGTCAATTGTTGGCGCCGTATCAGTATAGATAGGACCTTGCACGATTAGTCCTGGAGTAGTATTAAACATACTAAAATCATCCATTGGCTCCTGTGCTCTATCAGGCGCACCAAAAGTTGGAAAATAAGCATGACCGACAACCATTACTTGTGCCTGGCCTATCCGTTGACCTAATTCACTAGCCGCATCAACGTGATAGCAGGTCTTTGATTTAGGGTTAGGACAGAATGTCCAGATACCAGAAGGATATCCTTCTGCTTTTTCTAATTGTTTTGGATTTCCTGGTTCAACACCGAACAAGTTATCGGCATAGACAAATCCTACAAAGTCTTTTGGCGTTGCGGCATCGAATAACGGATATAAGTTTGCAAAGTTTTTAGCAAATGCATCTCGTTGTTTCTTTTCTTCTGGTGTTTTAGGATTACCACTTTGATTAGCAATGAAGTCAAATACTTCATGTTGATTTTGTGCTTTAACACCTTTGCCCCATTGATTGTGTCCTGCTAGAATCAATGGACCGTTTTTTGTTTCTCTGCCCCAATAAACTTGAGGATTACCATCCCATTTTCTACGTATTGTAGTGGCACCGGGTTTCTCATCTGCAATTTCTTTAAAATGACTTAATGCTTCAAGTGTACCTGCACTTCCTTTAAAGAATACCAAGTGTTCTGGATGATTGAAAGGACGTCCGTACTTTTCCATGCTGTCATCAGCAGGATCTTGTTTGCCCTCTCTGTAAAACAGTTCTCTTAGTAACACAATTAATCCTTAAGTTTGCCTTCTTCTATTTGCTTACAAAGTTCTTCGTGTACTTGTTTGCAGACTTTTTTACAAATTTCTTCGTCAAGTTCATCTGGCAAGTGACGGATAGGATACTGCTTAACGTATTCTTTATATCCTTCGATTGTAGCTTCTTTGAATAATTCTGGGGATGTTTTCTTGTGCTTTTTAATATTTTCTAAGCACTTATGGATAGCATGGTGTGTATGACGGCGATAAATGTCGTCATCGTTCTTAATAAAAAATGCTAGATCTTCAGCTAAGTCAAAATTTAGTTCAGATTTGCCGTCATCTGACATTGTAACAAAATCTAAATCGTTAAAATTTTTACCCTCAAGTAGTTCAACAATACGCATGATAAAAGCCCAAAAAATAATGTATTACACCGAAACGTGCAGATATATTATTTATCGCTTCACGCTCGAACGAATTACGCTTTTAATATTCGTTCTATCTTGTTAATACTGCTGCCTAAGTGCATTTTAGCCATAAGAACGTTCTTATCGCCCGTTACATAGAAGTATGTACCGCCCCAACTACGATCTTTAGATAGATCTTTAACACAACTATTAGTTAATTTAACTTTTTTGTTAGATTGTGCCCATTCAACAAACGCTGTGTGTTCTTGGGTAGTTTTGCCCAAAGTAACTTTATATTCAAAATCAATTTTTGGTAAAATTACTACACCAGATTCTAAGGTAGCGTTTTCTGGAGGTTTACTAATATACTTTACTCTGCCCGGGTCAGCTTTTAATAGCTTATCTACATCTTGTTTGTTGTTAGTGTAAATGCTTACAAATGGGGACTCGACTCGAATATCAAAATTTGTTAATGTTGATACAATTTTTTGTAGTTTAAAACAGAAGTCTAAATCTTCTTGGGTTTTAATATTAGCCTTCCATCCTAACGACCATGTAGATGTATTCTTTGATAGTAGACTAACTAGATTAACACTTTTAAGGTCTTTGAGAGTCTGTTGCATGTCCCCAGATCGAAATACGCCAGCCGCAGGAACAACCAGTACAACTTTGTACTGGTATATTCCTCTAAATAACTTGTTAGTTATCTTGTAATGCATCTGAAATAATATCCATTGGCACAGTAGAATCAACGGTTAGTAAAGGCAATTTTGGTTCTTTTCCTTTAGGGATAATAACAATCTTGTCATCTTGAATTGTAATGCTAGCAACGCCGCCGTGCTTCAATTCGCCAAACAACATCATTTTAGCAAGATCTCGTTTGATTTCTTTATCAATAACGCGAGCAAGAGGTCTAGCACCCATCTTAGGATCAAAACCTTTATCCAACAACCATTCTGTTGCTTCTTTATTGATTCTAATCTTAATACCTTTATCTTTAACTTGTGTACGCAATTCATCAATGAACTTAGTAACAACTTTGATCATTGTATCCTTGCCAAGTTTGTTAAATGTAATAATACCATCTAAGCGATTACGGAACTCAGGTGTAAAGAATTTGTTAAGGTCTTTGTTGCTGTATTCCTTTTGTTGGCTACCAAAACCAATAGCATTTTTATCTGCTTCTGTTGCACCAGCATTAGTTGTAAGAATTAAGACTAACTGGCGGCAGTCAGCACGTTTGCCGTTTGAACCAGTGATAAATCCGTTATCCATCATTTGTAGCAACACAGTTGATACATCTGGATGTGACTTTTCAACTTCGTCAAACAACAGAACTGCATTTGGATTCTCTTGAATGCTAGTAATAAGTTGACCAGCATTTTCTTCAAAGCCAACATAACCTGGAGGACTACCGATTAGTTTACTAATGCTGTGCTTCTCTTGATACTCTGACATATCAAAACGTAGCAATTTAACACCTAAGTGTTTAGCCAGTGCTTTAGCAGTTTCGGTTTTACCGCAACCAGTTGGACCCATAAACACAAAACTACCAATTGGTTTATTCTCAGGCTTAAGGCCGGCCTGTGCAACAATAATCTTATCAACAACTTCTTCTACAGCAAGATCTTGACCATAGACTTCTTCTTGCAGTTTATACTGTAGTGTTGCAAGCCCTTCGCTTTGCGTTTCAGCAATAATTTCTTCAGGCATTTGAACTACCTTAGATAGTTCGTGTTCGATTTCTCGTTCTGTTACAATACGCTCGTCTGCTAGCTTTAAATTAAATCGTGAACAGGCAAGGTCAATTAAGTCAATTGCCTTATCTGGCAGTTTTTTATCTGCTTGGAATTTAACTGACAATTTAATAGCCGCCTGTAGCGCATCATCTTTAATTTTAACTTTGTGGAATTCTTCGTAATACTTTTTAATTCCTTTAAGGATTTGTAGTGTAACCTCTTGTGTAGGCTCGTCAACAGTAATGCGCTGGAAGCGGCGCATCAAAGCACGATCTTTTTCAAAGTGCTTTCGATATTCTTCCCAAGTAGTCGAAGCAACAACTTTAATGTTTCCTTTAGACAATGCAGGCTTCATCATGTTAGCAAGGTCATTGGCAGAGTTACTTGCCGAACCAGCACCACTAATCATGTGTGCTTCGTCGATAAACAATACAGTTTTACCTTTTTTCTGTAGTGCCTTAACAACTGCTTTGAAACGCTCTTCAAAGTCCCCGCGGTATTTGCTACCTGCAAGCATGGCACTGATATCTAGGTTATAAACTGTATAGTCTTTAAGGAAGTCGGGAACTGCGCCCTTAACAATATTAAAAGCAAGGCCTTCTGCAATGGCAGTCTTACCAACACCCGGATCGCCAACTAGGATCACGTTGTTCTTACTACGACGCCCCATCGACAATGCAATGTTTTCTAGTTCTTCAACACGGCCAATAACGGGATCGATTTTATTTTTCTTAACTTGTTCGTTGAGGTTAGTTGTAAATGCAGACAATGCTTTGTTGCTTTGTCCTTCATTTTGAGGTTCTTCTTCCTCTTCAACTGTGTTATTAAGGTAATCTGCAAATTTTTCTTTATCGATCTCTGCCTTTTGAATATAAAAGTATGCCCAGCTACGCTTTTCTCCCATCATGGCAATAAAGACATCTGCGGGCTCAATACGCTGTCTTCCATTAAACAGAACCTGAGTAAATGCTCTGTTAAGCACACGCTCAACAGTTTGAGTTTTTCTAGGCTTAACGACTACATCCTTGGTAGTAATTTCGCCGCACTTATTTTGCAAATAGTCTGATAAATTTTTATTTAGATCTTCTACTTTTGCACCGTATCCGCGAATGCTGTTACTAAAAGTGTCATCTGAAAGCATAGCAAACAGTAGATGCTCGATAGTTAGATATTCGTGGTGTAATTTTTTTGCAGTATCGATTGCTCGTTCAAAAACTGCTTGTAGACTATCGCTTGGTTCGACCATTATTTTTCCTTTGTTGTTTTCTTGCTAAGAGTAATTTCATTTGACTTACTTTATTGGTAAATGTGATACCGTCTAAATGATCTAGTTCATGAAGAAAGCACCTAGCATCTATACCAGTCAAAGTTATTTTACATTCTTTTCCTGTTTTGTCAAGGTATTCGACATCAATTTTATTAGGACGTTTAATTTTTAACCAAAGATTTGGAAAACTTAAACAGCCTTCTTCGCTGTCTTGCTCTGTGTCGCTCAATCCTATAACTTTAGGATTAAACATTGCCAAAGTTTCTCCTGTTGATTCTAACTTAATAACAAACACTCTTTTTAGCAATCCAACTTGGTTGCCTGCTAATCCTCGTCCATGAAAGGTTTTCATAATTTCAATCATTTCTGCTTCAACTTGTTCTGCATTTATATCAACAGAAAAGTCCCATGGAACAGCTATTTGTTTTAGTATTGGATCAGGATCTAGAATTAATTTCATCGTTTAAGGTTTTAAGTTTTTCAATTAACGCAGGATCATTAATCTGAGGTGTCTTAAATCTTATAATTGAAACAAATCTGCCTTTTTGACGTGTATGCGGATTAGTAAAGCCGCCGCCATGCTGTGCAAATTCAGTACCAAACTCTACACCTGCTCTTATATCTAATTCTAATTCTTTTCCGGTAATTGTTACTACACGCTTCCTACACCCAGTAATTGCCTCAATTGGACTAATGAATATCTCAGTGTATAGGTCGTCACCTACTCTTTGGAAGTTAGCATCAGGCAATACAACTACGGTAACATTTAATGAACCTTTAGGAATGTTTGGTATACTATCATCACCTAGTCCTTGGTAGCGTATTGTCTCGCCATGCCCAATGCCTGGCGGTAAGTTAATTACAACGGTTTGTTGTCGTCCACTAGGCAATTTATAGTTGGCTTCTAATTCTTTTCCAAGGAACGAATCTAGTAAAGTAATCTGGCACTGAATGTTTAGGTCTCGATTCCTTTGTATACGCCTGCCAAATATGTCCTGGAATCCTCCACCGAAGTGCTGACCAAACCCTCCAAATATATCGTTAAAATGATTAAAGTCGCCGCTATTAAAGTGGAACTGGGTACCATTGCCGTATTTTCTTTGCTGATCATATTCGGCTTTTTTATTTGGGTCACTAAGTGTATCGTATGCTACAGATATATCTTTGAATTTGGCCTGGTCTCCTCCCTTATCTGGGTGGTGCTTATTAGCCAAACTTCTGTAGGCTTTCTTAATTTCGTCTGGACTAGCGTTTTCGCTAACTCCTAATGTTTGATAAAAATCCATAGTCGTAAAAACAGGTCAAGTAAAAAGTATAATACACTATTTACTTTGACCTGTCAAGCCTAAAGAAAAAATTATTTCTTTTTGGCTGGTTCTGGAACTTTCTCGCCTTCTACTTTCTTGTGAACTTTGATCTTCTTGCAAACTTGCTTGTCAGAACCGTCTTTGTTCTTTACAACTTTGCCTGACTTATCTTTAGCAGGCTCACATACTTCTTTAGTTTCGCCGCCTGCAAACGCTGTAGTAGCAACGCATAAAGCTAAAAGTGCTAATAGTTTTTTCATTTTAATTTCCTTTATAGAACTGGGTCGTCAGTTGGTACAACTTTCTTACCGCTTGCTGTTGTTGTTATGGTCTGACTTGTTGTAACAGTTTGTGTTCCAAATCCGCCGCCAAACCCGCTTGGCGCTGGTGTTGTAGGTGCGCCTCCAAAGCCGCCTGAGCTAAAGCCTCCTGTGGAACTTGGTGCTCCGAAACCTGTCGAAGCTGGTGCCTGGAAACCGCCTGATGCTGGTGGAGGAGGGCTAAATGTTGTTGGTTGTTGGATTCCGCCATTATTTGCTCCGCCTAATTTTTCTTGTGTACGACCAA